CTTCGGCGCGGGGGTGCTATCGCACAACTGTATTGCAACTTCGCGGAGCCACGCACAGCCCGCTGATAAAACTGAGGAGACCAACATGAATTGGTTCAGAGAAGAAGAAGAGTACACATACGCATCAGACTCTGATTGGGACAGAGCAGAAGCATATGAACTCGGCGCACGAGACAGAGATAAAGCATGGGTTCTTACAGACAGAGATGTCTGGCACAAAAATCCATTCTATCAAGGCCCACCACAACCTCATCCAGAATCATACGATTGAGGTGTTGCAACAGACCACTACATATAGTAGTGTAAATAATGGAGGAACAAATGAAAACATTCGCTAACATGTTAATCGGCTTCGGTATGTTCAGTGTAATCTTAGCTACCTCAATGGTAGATGAGGTACATGCACCGCTTACTGATGGACAATTTCTTGTGCAAATCGGTCTACTAATCTTTGGATTAGGGTTTGCATTTATCGGCGCGATCATGCGCTTCATGTCAGAGTAAAGGAGAACAGCTATGAATGACATGACCACCACTACACTCACTGATGAGTGGGCGTTCCCTGTAGATACATACGATCTGTGGGCCACGCCAAACACTTCAACTGGTACAGATATTGAAGTGCCACAGAACATGGCTCGTGCTTTGGTACGCACAGATACCAATCAGATTCTGGGCGTTCATGGTTCTAAGTACAAAGCAATCAAACACGATGACGTTGTGTGCAGTATTCTTGATGCAATCAATCAGTCGAGCATCAGCCAGTATCACGAGATGAAGATTGATGTGCTTGAGAATGGCGCAAAGATGCGTGGCACGATCAACTTCCCTGACCTGACGATTGAACCAGCAGTCGGTGACTTCATCAGCTTTCAGGTAATCTTTTATAACAGCTATGACGGTAGCTGGTCATTCGCACAGCAAGCACAGGGCAACAGGCTCTGGTGCTTGAACGGATGCACAGATGCACTGACCGTTGCAAAAACTGTTGCCAAGCATACCACCAATGTCAGCGTTACTGCTTCATCTGCAAAGATTGAGCAGGGTTTGCAGTGCTTCCTTGATTCAAAGGAACGCTATCAACGCTGGATGGGGATCAAGGTTGATGACGCAACGGTAGAGAACTTCTTCAAGAAGACCATCTGCCATGTGCCAAACAATACCAGCCAAGAGAAGTGGAACTTCAAGCAACTGGATAACCTGATGGGCCTTTGGAACAAGGAGAAGCGCACATTGGGTTCAAACAAGTGGGCGTTGTACAACGCTTGCACATATTGGGCAACGCACACTGACGAGTCTCGCAGCCCTGCAAACACACGCAGATTGCGAGAGAACCAACTGTCCAAGCATCTCAAGATGCTGGACTTTGCATAAGGAGTCTGGAACTGCCCCCCTGCCGTGGGTGAGGGGGCAGTTTCCATCCTCTTTACTCAAACAAAGGAGAACACAATGCCGAAGTCGGTACTCAATCAACTTGTCATTATCAATCGACAGCTTGAACAACTGTCTGAGCAACTTCATGCAGAAGACAGCGCGTTCAAATACAGCATCAACATGTATGTCTCTGGCCTCAAAAACATGGAGAACCAATTCCATGAAGTGATTGAGCGTGATGCAACTGATGATGAGCCTTATCAAAAGCCAAAACTACAGGAGGTGTAAATGGCTTACCGTGTATCAAAGAAGATTGCTATTCCTTCGACTGGCGCAGGACGCGGCCCAAAGTATCCATTCCCAGAACTGGAGATTGGCGAGTCGTTTGAAGTTGCCACAACCAGTGAAAAGGCAGCGGCTCGTAAACGGTTTGAATACCGCAATCAACGTATTGTCACTCGTTCTACTGATAATGGCTTTCGTATCTGGAGGATTGCATGAAAACGCTGATGCAAACGCGCCACTTTGAGTATCTAGCTGACGAGGTTGCTCCGCTCATGGGGTGGCCTTCTCAGATTCATATCATGGCGGACAAGCTTGCCAAGACTAACCCACGCTTTGACAAAGAGAAGTTTCTAGAGCGTGCAATACAGGCTTGGGAAGACAAGCACCCGCCGATGGAGTTTGACGATGAGATTCCATACTAAGCATGTGGCTCAGAAAATTTACGATGAAATCTATGAGTGTCGCGACTGCGGCACTCAACATGAGTCGTACAATTCTCTGTATCACCCAGACGAACACACAGGAGGATTCTGCACCAACTGCAAATCAGAACTGCTTGATGTACTGGTACTCAAGACCGTCTATCAGGAAGTGTGGGTTCGTGAAAACGATGACGCTATTGAGGTAGCGCATCAATCTGAAGAGTGGAAGGTGTCTGACCACACCTACAAAATAGGAGAACAAATCAATGGCAAGTAGTCATGCACAGATTATGGCTGTTCTGAAGGTTCTAAAGAAACAGCAAGCAGAGACAAATGAATATGTAGGCAAGCCCTGCATGTTCGGCGTTGGTTTACCAAGTGCAATAGCCAATGTTCGCAATAAGATGACCAATGAAATCTTGGATGCAATTACATCAGCGGAGGATAAAGATGAAAATTGACAGCAACGTGCCATTGCCAGCAAGGCGTGGCGTACATTCTGAGATCGGCAAGACATCATCTCAGATGAAAGTAGGTGACTCAGTTATGTTGCATAATTCGAGTCAGGCAATGGCAATGTGCCAAGCCCTGCGGCGCAGAGGCATGACAGGGACCATGCGTAAACTTCCCGATGAAACCTATCGGGTATGGAGGATGAAATGATGACAGATCTTTTTGATGTCAATGTGAGTTACATGCACCACAAAGATTACAAAGATACAGAGAAGCAAGCGGCAGAACTGATTGCTTCTCGTGTCACAGGGCTGCGGCTTGTCGTCTTGCAGATACTGCATGACAACCCGCAAGGCATGACAGGCGAACAAGTCGCAAGCAAATCAGGTGAGTGGCTGTACTCAATCAAGCCACGCATCACCGAACTTTGTAGATACGAACTGGTCGAAGACACAGGAGATAGAATCCGCAACAGTCGCAATCGCAAAGAGGTTGTCTGGGCTATCACCAAACAAGGCAAGGAGATAATCAATGCAATGTCCCAAGTGCGAGAAGGAGACTGATGTCCTCGACTCGCGCAGGATGAATGGCACGGTCAAACGCAGACGCAAATGTAAATCCTGCCAGCATCGATTCTCTACAGAGGAGCGATTGTTTGAAGCCCCCAAAAAGCGGAAAACAATCGCGCCTCCGACACGCAAGCCGAGGAAAAGGAAACTAACACCAAGACCACGAAAGCCAGAGATCTCATTTGATAGGATAGATCACCTGACAGACGAGGAACTTGAAGCCATGATTACTGGAGACAACTATGATTAACGGATACGAGATCATGGTTGACCAGTTAATCAAACGCCGACAGGAGCTTGGCATGTCACAAGAGCAACTTTCGTTTGAGATAGGTTGCGCTAAATCTTTAATTCACAAATGGGAGCAGTACAAGAGAGTGCCATCTGGCTTCATGCTTGGCTGTTGGGTGGAAGCACTTGGCTTACAAATCAAAGTCACAGAGAAACGCACGGAAAGCGAGACGTAAGGTTGCAGAAGATCGCAAAGGCGAACCAGCCTTGTGCGAGAAATGTAACACATTGCAATTGTGGTTCGTTGTACTCGCAAGCGGGTCAACATACTGCGTAGACTGTTGGGAGTATTACGGATGGCAACATCTCAGCGCAGAAAAGGAAGCTACCATGAAACAAAAATCCTTGAGTGGCTCCAAAAAATCGGCTTCAAAGCCAAAAAACAGCCCCTCTCAGGACAGTTGGGAGGCGAGTATCGGGGTGACATCCTGCTCGAAATCGGAGGACACGAACTGGTAGTTGAGGTAAAGTATAGGGACGGCGGCTCTTTCCCCAGCCCTTTCACCGTCTTAGACCAGCGTGACATTGCTATCTACAAGCGGCGAACAGGCGAACCAAAGTCTGTCGTCATCATTGACACTGAAGTATTTGAGGAACACTTCGTGCCGCTGATGCAAGAAGGCTCTGAAAAAAAGCGCAGAACCAGTAGGCAAAAAGTGCCTGTCTACTGGCAACCAACAACGGAGTTAATGGAATCAATCAATGAGGCACTAAAGGAGAACATCGATCATGTCATTGAAACAGGTAGGTTCTGCAATTACCACGTTGGGAAAGGGTCGCAGTTCAGCGACATCTCTCTCGCCTACAGAAAGTGGTGTGCTAACGCCGTTAAGTTCAACAAAGAAAGCAGCCGCAGTCGCAAGGCTGCTGGAGGTGAACGATCCTCATCAACTGGACAAGAATCTAATTTCTTCGCTGGAGTCATTGACAGGCTATCCAGTGATTGAAGACAGCATTGTCAGATACAAACCGCATGGTGCAGAAATACAGGTGCGCGGCTATCAAATACAATGCGACACGGAGGAACAATGCAACAAGGCAATCGAGGTAGTACAAGCATCGCTTGAGCCTATGCCTATCGATGACATCAAACGCCAGCTTGTCATTCTATCTACACTGGTGGTCAAGCCATCAGGCGAGTCATCTGGTGACATGAGCGTCCGCATCAGCGCCATATCCAACCAGCTTGTCGAGTTCCCTGCTGATATTGTGAACAAAGCAATCCAGAATGTTTCCCGTGAAACAACTTTCTGGCCAGCATATGCTGAGTTCTACAAGCACATTAGCTGGAAGCTAACAAAACGCATCAAACTATTGGAGGCTTTAACCGCAAAGAAACTTGCGTTTCTTCAACAAAAACAGTAGTCTATTCATAAGGAGAACAGCATGAACAGACAAGGCTTCATCGGCGGCAGCGATGCGCGTCGAATCATGGAAGGCGATTGGCATAACCTATGGCTTGAGAAGACAGGCCGTGCCAAGTCCGCCGATCTTTCAGAAAACATTGCAGTTCAGCTTGGTGTGTACACTGAGCAGTTCAATATACTGTGGTTCAAGCGACATCACATTGGCTTCCCATCTGAAGAGCATTGTGACCACATGCGCGAACAGAAAACCTTTGAGACCACAATCAATGAGGTGCCATGCAAAGGCACTGTTGATGGTTGGATATTCTCAAAGAACCAGATTCTTGAGTGCAAGCACACATATGACAGAAACACTATGGAGTCTTGTATCAGGCAGTACATGCCGCAGATACAGTTTTATATGAGGCTTGCAGACGCAACACATTGCTATCTATCTGTCATCTTCGGCAACCGCCGCTGGGAGGCGGTGGCGGTTGCGAAGGATGACATATACACAGATAACATGATGGTACACATTGCAGAGTTCTGGAAGTGTGTGACATCGGACACCGAACCCGCTGTAGGCAAACAGCCTACATCTTTAACTACAGACCACATTCGGGTGGACGATATGGTTAGGAGGGATGCGAGTGGTGACAACGAGTTCATCAGTCGCGCACATGACTACATCGAATCCGAAGGGATGGCGAAGTCGTTTGAGTCTGCGAAGGCAGATCTCAAGGCGATGGTTGCCAATGACGAGAGGGAAGTGTACTGCGACCTACTCACAATCAAGCGTGACAAGCGAGGCTCGTTGCGTATCAGCGTAAAGGAGAACACTGATGGCTGAAAACAAGAACATGCGGATCTGGAATCAGGTAGACAAATCTGACCCAGCATATCTCAAGACAGTGACTATCGGCAGATCATTCACTGCAATCGACCCACAATATCAGGTGATGAAAGCCACCGAGACATTCGGGCCAGTCGGTGAGGGCTGGGGCTGGACATCATCTGTAGATACAGTCGGCGCACAGGACGGACAGATTGCCGTCATGGCGCATGTAACCATCTGGCATGGCTCACGCGAAAATAGCTATGGGCCATTCACAGGATGCAGAACTTTCTTCAAGCAAGACAAGAAAGGCAACTACAAGTTTGCCGAAGATGCGCCAAAGATGGCGGTCACGGATGGGCTGACCAAGGCACTATCCCATCTCGGATTCAACGCCGATGTATTCCTCGGCAAGTATGACGGCAACAAATACGATGCCGACAGTGGCAACAATAAGAACAGCGGAGGCTGGTAATGAGCGAATATGATGATACCAACAGGGGTGCAGTGTTCACCCCTTTCGATGACCAGAAGTTTATCTTGCAAGGCAAGCTGAACATCGACGGCAAAGAATACCCTGTCGTTATGATGCAGATGACATCCAAGAACGGCAACAAACGCCTTGAGGTCTATCAAAAGATGGGGGCTTTGTTTGAAGACAAAGAGAAGAAGAACGAGAAAGCACCAGACTATTCTGGGCCGCTCGACCTTATCTCAGATAAGCTACGCATTGCAGGATGGCGCGGCATGGCTAATGAAAAGCCGTACATGTCATTGCAAGTCAGCGAGAAAATGGCTACAACGGAAGAGTCGTCAACGCCCGAACCTGTAAAGGGCGAGGTGATTGACGACACGATTCCCTTCTAAACAGCAAGGGTTGCTGTTCTCTTTTCCCTTGCGTGACCCCTCAGTGGCAGTTCCTCCGCCGCTGGGGGGTTTGCTTTTGGGATAACAACGGAGTTAAACATGAACATGATAAAAGCACCAGCCCCAGCCAAAGTGCGGGGCAAATGGAATTTCATCCCAGATATGGGCTATGATGATTGCCTGTTATTTGAAACTGAGAAAGAGTGTGACAATGCCAGACGCGCAATGCACTGGCATGGATTCGGCACACGACAGCAGAAGACAAGAGAAGGCTGGAAGATATGGAAGGTCGCAAAGCAATGATACTGGTAGTGCCACGCAACGATGGGCTAAAGATTAGCGTGAACGGCAAGCTATATCATGCAGATATGAACGCTGAACAAATGCTCAGAATGGGTATGCGATTCTTAGAAGCGGCTGGCGAGATGCTTAGATCGGAACGGCCAGAAGGCGCATCCTCTCCACCAGACGGTCTGCCCGATTTTGCACCTGACGATACCAGCGCGACTGCTCCATCTGATTAGCCGCCTCTTCCCAATTGCCTTCATCTACTGCGGCTTTCATCTTTTTAAACTGAGAGAGTCGCGGCAGACCCATGTTAAACATCATATTGGCAATGATAAGCTGGGCATCGTCTGGGAGTTCATTAAAGTTGGGGTACAGTTTGAGGCAGTCTAGACGAACAGTGTCTAGATCGCGCTCAAACGCCTCACGAACGCGTTCTTGAGAAACTGGTGTCCCAATAGGCAATTCCCACTCAGGCTCGTCCTCGCGCACCAGATGGCCAATACCGAAGGTTTTGTATCCGAGGTGGTCATTATACAATTCAAACTTGCAACCCTCATCGACCTCAAGATCTTTAATCAGCTTTTCAATGTTCACTTCTTCAACCCCTTGATACCACGCAATCCAAAACTCGCCGCTATGCTCGCGTACATCGCCCACTGAAACCACTGGGGGGTCGACTGTAGCGCAATGAAGCCACGCTCCACATATGGCTGCAACGGCGGTATGAAACACATCGCAATGATAACTATGAATAGTATAGTCCATGCTTCATCCTTCCAGCTATCTTTGCTGGCTTCAGCCATGACCCTTTCCCATCCAGCCTCATGTGTTGCGGCAACCCGCATCACTTCAGCCTCGGCTTCAGCACGAGCAACTTTAACTCTAGATTTAGCGGCCTTCTCGTCAGCCTTTCCTTTCAACCAGCCACCAGCTAGTTCACCTATGATTGGTATGAGTGCTTGAATCATTTCTCACTCCCAAGCCAGACAGCGAAAGCGCCCGTCATTGCGCCAGTGACGGTTGCTGTTAGGGCTGTGGCCTGTGAAGTCATCGCCTCAGGCGGCAAAGAAATGAACCATTCAATCACACGGATATACATAAATGTCATGGTGAACATCATAAAGCGTGGCAAAATTTTCCAAGCCAGAAAACGCTCCATAGTTACTTCCATTACAACCTCCCTTGATGATGCAGTATCAAAGCTGCAATGGCTCCAAGAACTGCAATAATACATAAAATAAAGACGCCAATGATTATGCCTTCAATAATTTTTTTACGTTTTCGTTCAGACGCAACCTCTGCCTCTCGTCTTGCAACCCTAGCTTTAGCTTGATACTTCTGCCAATCATTCCAAAGGCCCGGTCTGCCTAGAATAATCATCATTTGTTTTAGCTCGTTCTCACGCTCCCGCAGTTGCTCAAGAGCCATAAATTCTTCTAGATCTGAGCCATTACCTTTCTTTAATGCTCTGGCTTGTAGTTTTTCTTTTGCGCCAACAAACTGTGCGATAGCATTTCCAGCAGCAGCTATTTCCTTACCATTGCTAACGCATTGTTTTATGACGGCAAATGCCGCATTGGCTGCTGCAAGTTCCGCAAGCATCAGTAAGTCCTCACATCTTTATCTACCAGCTTCGGCAAACAATAGGCTGTGATCTTCTGTCCTTGCTTATGCAGTCGTTGAGCGTAGTACACGCAGTCATCAACACTGCGGAAATACATATCATTACTAACGAGGCGCTTATCCTCACCGACACCTACATACACAAACAATAAAAACACATGGATCATCCATTAACAATAATCCCCACAAGTAATAGGATTATTGTGCCAGCAGTGCCAATCATAATGGCCTCAATACGCTTAATACGCAGGATGGTTTCTTTCCATCGTTCAGCACACACCGCCTCATGAGTGTCCAGTTCAGCTTTGACAGATGTGACGGTAGGCTTGCTCATGGCTTGGTTGGCCATGTTACATCATCAAGGCTAGTGGCATTGTCGGTGATATCACGCAAAGCTTGTCGATATGCAGTTTGCTGAGTGGTCATAGTCAAATCGCTGCTGGCCCACCAATCTGTCTCAGAAAGTCTGCGGTTACGCTCTTCACGCAATAGACGCATAGGTTCTGCGTTTTGTAACTCAGTTATCTTGGCAGAAACTTGTGACCATGTGACACCAAAGTCAGCAGGATCATCACTTTCGATAGCAGAACCGTTTGAATCACTGCCTGTAACCTTACGGAACATGGCGTTAAATTCTGTTTCATTAGTTGGTCGGCCACG